GTCATCGCCGTGCGGCAGGGGCGGGATATTGTCAACATATCGCGGTATCGGGGCGACGACACTATGACGGTGGTCGGGCACGTCATTGAGGCGATAGAGGAGTACAAGCCGACGCTGGTCGTCATTGACGAGGGCGGGCTGGGCGCGGGGATTGTGGATCGGCTCAAGGAGCAACGGTACAAAATCAAGGGGGTTAACTTTGGCAATAAGGCTAAAAACCCCATCATGTACGGCAATATGCGGGCGCAGATGTGGGGTGAAATGAGGGAGTGGCTGAAATCTGCTAGTATTCCCAGCGACAGGTTCTTGAAGACGGACTTAATTTCGCCTATGATGAAGCCTGATTCACGTGGAACTATCTTCTTGGAAAGCAAGAAAGAAATGAAATCTCGCGGACTTGCATCGCCCGACGCAGCGGACGCTATATGCGTGACGTTTGCGTTTCCTGTGGCCCACCGCGAATATACTGAACCCGCCCGCCGGATAAACTCGCAAGGCAGCAGCGTATCAACTTCATGGATGGGCAGCTAAGTGAAAAAAGTATCTCTCAGTGTCGGGCGCGGCGAGAAACTGCCGACATCCCAAGGTGCGGGCTTGACGGCCAAAGGCCGCGAGAAGTACAACGCGGCGACTGGATCCAACCTCAAAGCGCCAGCACCCAACCCCAAGACCAAAGCAGATCAGGGCCGCAAGGATTCATTTTGTGCAAGAATGGGCGCCGTAGCGGCCAACGCCAAGGACGGCGAACGCGCCAAAGCGGCGCTCAAACGATGGAAGTGCTGATTATGAAACCAGGACTATACGCAAACATTCACGCCAAGCAAGCACGTATTGCGGCTGGCAGCAAAGAGAAGATGAACAAGCCTGGCACAAAGGCAGCGCCTAGCGCAGCCGACTTTAAGCAGGCAGCCAAGACGGCGAAGAAGAAATAATGCCCGCCTTAGAACTTCCCAACATTGATAAATTCTCGCCGGACGAGCAAGCCGCGTTGAATTATCATCGGCAAAATTTGCTAACAGGAAGTGGTTTAAAACATGATGATGGTGGCATGACCACTTTTATGGGGTCTGTTGTTGACACCGACAATGGGGCTATGATATTGCCTACATATTGGGGCGGTTCAGTAAGAGAAGTGCCAGATGCAATGCGTTTTGCCATACGTTCTGGCATCAAGTTTCCAACCTATAAATCTGTGCCAGAAGCATTGGAAGCGGAAAAACGGATGCATGATGTAATGGAACAAGACCTTAAAGCCTACATGAAAGGTAAGTAATGCCTTTAGTCAAATCAAAATCACCCGAGGCTTTTCGCAAAAACGTGAAGGCTGAAGTGGCCGCCGGTAAGCCGGTGAAACAGGCCGTGGCAATTGCATATTCTGTTAAGCGTGAAGCGCAAAAGCCTATGCCAAAAGGTAAAAAATAATGGCTGATTACACCGGCATGGTAGCAGTGGGTAATGTCGCCAACGGTGGTGGCAAGAAGAACGACAGTTCCGACATTTTGGCAACTGCTCGTAGCCGTTTGGATATGGCTATCGGGGCGTTGTCTGAGTCCCGCGAGGACGAGATTGACGATCTGAAGTTCTACGCTGGCAGCCCAGACAACCACTGGCAGTGGCCTGCCGACGTGCTGGCGACTCGCGGCGCAGTGCAGGGCCAGACGATTAACGCTCGCCCGTGCCTGACAATCAACAAACTGCCGCAGCACGTGCGGCAAGTGACCAATGACCAACGCCAAAACCGCCCAAGTGGCAAGGTTATTCCTGCCGATGACAAAGCCGACGTTGCAGTCGCCGAAATCTTCAACGGCATGGTCAGGCACATTGAGTACATCTCGGATGCAGATGTCGCTTACGACACCGCTTGCGAAAACCAAGTCTCCTACGGCGAAGGTTACATCCGCGTCTTGACCGAGTATTGCGACGATGACACCTTTGACCAGGACATCAAGATTGGGCGCATCCGCAACAGCTTCAGCGTCTACATGGATCCGACGATTCAAGACCCGTGCGGTGCCGATGCTAAGTGGTGTTTCATTACTGAGGACGTAACTAAGGCAGAGTACCAGCGTCTGTATCCTGATTCCGCGCCTATCACGACCTTGCAGTCTCTTGGCGTTGGTGACCAGAATCTGTCCCAGTGGCTTAACGAGGACACTATTCGGATTGCGGACTATTACTACGTTGACTATGACCGCGCTACGCTGAATCTGTACCCTGGGAATGTGACCGCGTTTGATGGTTCACCCGAAGACAAGATGCTAAAAGCCCAATTTGGCAAGCCGCTGAAGCAACGCGAGTCTGATCGGTGCAAGATCAAGTATTGCAAGATTAACGGCTACGAAATCTTAGAAGAGCGCGAGTGGGCGGGGCGTTATATCCCCGTTGTTCGCATTGTCGGCAACGAATTTGAAGTAGATGGCCGCTTGTATGTGTCGGGTCTGGTGCGAAATGCCAAAGACGCGCAACGAATGTACAATTATTGGGTGTCCCAAGAGGCAGAAATGCTGGCTTTGGCCCCGAAAGCGCCATTTATTGGCTACGGCGGCCAATTTGAGGGCTACGAAAACCAGTGGAAGACCGCAAACACGACCAACTGGCCTTATTTGGAGGTCAACCCTGACGTAACCGACGGTTCCGGCAGCATTTTGCCATTGCCACAACGTGCCCAGCCTCCAATGGCATCCAGCGGGCTGTTGCAGGCCAAAGCTGGCGCGTCCGAGGACATAAAAGCGTCAACCGGCCAATATAACGCTTCTTTGGGCATGACATCTAACGAACGCTCAGGAAAGGCGATTCTTGCGCGTCAACGTGAAGGCGATGTTGGCACTTACCACTACGGCGATAACCTTGCTCGTGGCGTGCGGCACATCACCCGCCAGTTGGTTGACCTGATTCCCAAGATTTACGACACCCAGCGCGTGGCGCGAATCATCGGCGAGGACGGCGAAACTGATATGGTCAAGATCGACCCAATGCAAGCCGAACCAGTGAAAAAGATTGTTGACCAGCAGGGCGTGGTTATTGACAAGATTTACAACCCGTCCGTCGGCAAGTACGACGTGGTGGTGACCACCGGCCCAGGCTACGCAACCAAGCGCCAAGAGGCGCTGGAAGCGATGGCGCAGTTGCTGCAAGGCAACCCGCAACTATGGCAAGTGGCGGGCGACCTGTTTGTGAAAAACATGGATTGGCCGGGCGCTCAAGAGATGGCTAAACGTTTTGCCAAAACGATTGACCCCAAGCTGATGCAGGACGGCGATAAGCCGCCCGAGTTGCAAGCCGCTGAGCAGCAGATCCAAGCGATGGGCCAAGAAATGGAGCAGATGCACCAGATGATCATCAACGCGGGCAAGTCGATTGAGGCGCAGGATATGCACCGCAAGGACTTTGAGGCGCAGGTCAAAGCGTATCAAGCCGAAACTCAGCGGATTGCTGCGGTGCAGGCCGGTATGTCGCCAGAACAGATTCAAGACATTGTGCTAGGCACCGTGCATGGCATGATTACATCCGGTGACTTGGTTAACGAGATGCCTGGGCGCGATATGGATACCGGCCCCGAGATGCCAATGGAAGGCATGGAACAGATGCAACCGCAACAACAACCGATGGGAATGCCCCAATGATGTACAAAGCCGCCGATTTCGTAGGAATGCTATTCCTCGCCCGTGATGTGGCGCACAGCGTCCATCTGAACACGCGCAGCTACTCTAAGCACGTTGCGCTGAACACCTTTTACGATGAGATCATTGACCACGCTGATGCGTTTGCTGAAGCCTACCAAGGCCGTCACGGCCTGATGGGGCCAATTACGCTGCACTCGGCCACCAAGACGGCCAATATTATTGATTTTCTGCAAGGGCAATTGGATGACATTGAAAAATGCCGGTACGAGGTGGTGGACAAGTCAGACTCCTCGCTTCAGCAGTTGATTGACAATATTGTTGAGTTGTACTTGTCTACCCTATATAAACTGAGGTTCTTAGCATGACTGTTAATCTTTCCATGCTGGCAGGGGCTGGCGCTCAATTCTTTGATAACAGCGGCAGCCCTTTAACTGGCGGTCTTGTTTACACCTACGCGGCTGGCACAACTACGCCACAAGCCACATATACGACCAGTGCAGGGTCAACAGCCCATGCCAATCCGATTGTGTTGGACTCGGCTGGGCGAGTGCCATCAGGCGGTGAAATTTGGTTAACCGCTGGCGTAGCATATAAATTTGTTACCAAAACATCAGCCGCCGTTACTATTGGAACTTACGACAACATAATTGATAGTTCAGCTTACGTTTTTTCTACTTTAGCTGCATCTAATGGGTCTTCTCTTATTGGGTATACCCAAGGCAGCGCAAATGCTGTAGCCACTACCGTACAAACCAAGCTACGCGAGTTTGTCAGCGTTCAAGATTTTGGCGCGGTAGGTGATGGCGTAGCAAATGACACAGCGGCTGTGCAAGCGTTCTTCAATTACATTGCTGCCAACGATGTTGGCACAGCATACTGCAACGGTAAATTTTTGATTTCATCCGGCGTGTATTACGGAGATGGAGCTACACAAGTAGCAACTTTGCGAATTGAAGGATACGCAGATTTCATTGCGGCAAACGCTATTGACACTCTTGTTGATTTTCGTTCTAGCGCTAATCTTATTTGGGACGGTGCGGTTAAAGCATTGGGCATTGGTGGCACAAGCTATGCAAGCAGAACGTGTCGTGTTGGTATTCGTGTTGGCGGTTCTAGCTTAACAGTTTCTAGCGCCAGAGCAAAATTTGGAACTCTTAGGGCAAACTTTTTTTACGATACAGGTTTAAGTGTTGAAACATATTCGACGCTTACCGACTTTGGAAACGTCCGAGCAGGATATTGTGGTTCTGGTAAAACTGGGTTTTCACTTACGTCAAACTGGTCTAATCCAGTGAACTCTGGGTCTTCTAATTCGGTTGGCCAACGCACAGTTATTGATGTTACTACTTTGCCGCCAACAAATCTTGAGACTCCGATAATTGTCAACATCAGCGGACAACCTTATTATGTAATTTCTGTTGATACTGTTAATAGCAAGTTAACTTTATTTCCGTGGGTTGATTCCACACTGGCAAGCGGTTCGCTAATTTATATGTTTGGCGGGGGAGTTCACGTTAAAGGGTCGGATGCGGGAATTTGTGGTTTTAACCAAATTGATTCAACCGGATGTGGCTTTGGCCTTTGGACAACCGCGCTTTATGGCGTAATTGTAGACCGCATTGTTTCTCAAAACTGCGGCGCAGGTTTTGCTTACGGTTTTGACTATAACGCATCAAACGTTGGGTTTACACTTAACGGTTATTACGCTGAAACTAACGATTTTGACCTTATCAAAGTTACTGGTTCTTTTATCGCTGGCGGTACTAATATTCACGGCGGCGTGATAATAACTGATTACGAAAACAACTACGCTAAATGGGCAAGTTGCGCTGCGCCAAGAGATAGCGGCAACGAATTATTTGAGCCAGGGCTTTCATCCAATCAAGTAATAGTTATTTCTGCGGGAATGAGCCATGAATATTTGACACCAGGAAATAACTGGCAAGAAACATCGTCAACTTACTCATTATTCCCAACAAACACACCGACGCACAAAATATTTCAACGCGACAATTGGACAATTAACTTACAAACGCCTAAGGATGATCTAAATCGTTTATTTGGTTATGGTTTTGATACATTAACTATTATTGGCGCAACAAACACAAACGGTAACCCAACGGGGACATTTACATTTAACGCGCCAGTAGGGTACACGGTTAATGGCGGCGCTTCTGCGGCGTTTGCTGGGTTCACCGGCCCTGCTGTATTCCAAATTTACTACCAGATTAGCACGCTGGATATTTTGATCCGGTGTTCTACCTACGCGCCATCTGGTTCAGCAACGTATAACCCACCATCACTTAACGATGGCGATGGCACAACAACAACCGTAACAGTTACGGGCGCTGTTTTGGGCGACTACGCTGAAGCGTCCTTTAGCAACAGCTTGCAAGGTATCATGATGACAGCTTTTGTTAGCGCAGCCGACACAGTAAGCGTTCGGTTCCAAAATGAAACTGGCGGCGTGCTTGATTTGGCAAGCGGAACTTTACGCGCTAGAGTCAGAAAGGCGGTTTAATTATGGCAAGCCGATATTGGGTAGGTGGAACTGGTACATGGAACGCTGTAAGCACCGCGAACTGGGCGGCTACTAGCGGTGGCGCAAGTGGAGCCAGTGCGCCAACATCTGCTGACATTGTGTTTATTGACGCAAACTCTGGTAGCGGAACAATTACCTTGGGGGCTAACGCTGATATTGTTCGGTTAGATGGAAGAAACTCCGTTATTAACCTAGATTGGAACACATATAAAATTTCAATTAACGGAAATGGAACAACGGTTTGGTATTCGGGCGGGATAACCGCTACAGGAACTACGGAAGCAAAAGTAGAATTTACTTATTCCGGCGTAAATTCCAGAACCATAAACCTTAGAAGTGGCGTAAGTGAAAATGGTGCTATTTCTGTATATGTAACCGCTGGCACGGGGAATTTTCTAATAAACGCGGGTTCAGCAGGAATAATACAAAACCTTAACTTTACTGGGTTTTCTGGAGTGCTTGTTTCTGGAAGTTCTGGAGCGTCTTGGACAATTTATGGGAACTTAACACTGTCATCAACAATGACTCTGCCATCGCAAACTGGTAGTATTATTATGGCTGGTGTATTAAGTACAAAACAAATTACAACCGCTGCTAAAACTATTGATTTTCCGTTGACATTTAACGGCGTTGGTGGAGTTTATGCTTTCCAAGATGCTTTGACCCAAGGGTCTACGCGCGCTTTTACCATCACTAACGGCACGGTTCAGCTTAAATCTGGCGTAACTTCAACAGTAGGAAGTTTTGTCGCCAGCAATGCAAACACAAAATATCTTCAGTCAACAACGCCAGGTAGCCAAGCAACCATATCGCAAGCCAGTGGCACAGTGACCGTAGCCGATTTGACCATTCGTGATTCAAACGCTGCGGGCGGCGCGTCTTGGACTGCCTACATCGATTATGAAAATACCGATGCGGGCAATAATGATGGATGGGATTTTAGTCTATCGCCTCCCTATGCAGCTTATGAACCGCCGATTATCATAAGATCGTTTACCCAACCTCGGAGATTTTAATATGACGATGAATCTTAAAGCCGTAACAACGTGTTTTGGCTATCAACAAATTACAACTTTAACTGCGTCAACGGGGTTGACAGTGCCGATTAGAGATCCTAATGGGCTTAACGCAGAGCCTGTTTTGGCTTTAATTATTGCTGAAGGCGCGCCCGTTCGTTGGCGTGATGATGGAACCGCCCCAAGCGCTACTGTTGGTATGCCTATTGCCGTTGGAGTGCCGTTCCAATACGACGGCGACTTAAACAAAATCCGTTTTATTCAGCAGTCTTCAAGTGGAATTTTGAATATTAGCTATTATTCATAGTTGATGTAAGATTGTAAAAACCGTACTGGTGCGTTCACCAGGGATTCTTTGGAATCAAAAAATGTCAGAAGAAAACCTAGCGGTAGTTGACCCCGCGCCGGAACAGGTGGCAACGGCTGCACCTGAGTCTGAAGTTATTGCGCCGGAAGTAGCTGAAGAACAGCAATCTAAAACTTT